GTACAGAACATTCATTGCGATCTCTATATTATCCCAATCTCCCATATAAGTATCAAGGTCAATATATTCTCCTAACGTGATTTCATCCAGGTCAGGAACAAATCCATATTCTTTACCGTGTAATTTAAAATGTGTAACCAATTGAGGTTTTTGTGTAAACATCTTATTTATAATTCCTACAATCTCCTCAACATCAGAATACTTCATTTTTAAAACTAATTTTAAATCCATTTTACAAAATATCTGAATCATTTTAGATTGTATAAAATGTAAGTCTTGATTTTTTGATTGTATTCTTAAAAACTTTTGGTATTGCCCTAATGTGATTTCACTTAATTGATTTGGGACATTAATGTTTACTTCCATATATATATAACGTAATTAATTCAGGATTTTATTATACGAAAAAAGGGGCTATTTCTAACCCCTTCATCCAAACAAAACAAACAAAATTATAGCATACTTGCCTGCCAACAATCGTTGGAGCAATATTCATTTTTTTTATAAATTGGTTTACCACATTCTAAACATTCGTGTTCAGGATATTCTATTGTAGGATCGTTATAAATCATATTGTTTCATTTCGTCTTTTAATTCGTCTAATTCTAATAATGCATCGTTTCGTTGTTCTCGATAATCACTATTGGCCATTTTACACGCCATTAATTCATTTTGTAAACACGCCACATAAATAGCATTATCAATAAATGCATCACGTAAATCGATTAGTTCTTTGTTTTTTGGTTTTGCCTTAATCCATTTTGTAATTAACTCACCAATTAACGTTTGATTATTATTATAATTTAAATCCTGTATGTTTTCTATTTTTGTTCTCATAAGTCCATTTCCAACAAATGTAAAAATAAAAATAAACATATGTAAAATATTGTCCAACCTAATGCTGAATAACCTAATATTTTTATAAAGTTTTCTCTGTTTTCTTTTTTAGATATTTTCTTTGCTATGTAATATCTACGTTGTCCGTTGTCTTCGTAATAGTATTTCATTATGATAAAATTTGATTTACAATAGTAGCAATTACTAATAATACAAATGCTACCTTGATTGTGTTAAACATTACTTCATCCTTTTGTGGATTACGTCCTTGATTTGATCTATATTGTCTTTTTTTCATATTATATCTTTTATATATTTATCCTCGAATTGATACTTTAAATTAGATATTTTACGTCTTGCATCGGTTACCCATTTTTTTTGCCATACGGGTAAATCAGCATATTTTTCTAATGAGATTAAAGTTGATTCTATTTCTATAAAATCGTGAATGTCCTGTTTTGTTACTTGTGCCATATTGTTATATATTTTTTTTAATACATCTAATATAAAACAATTATTTTAATTAACAAAATATTTGATAACTAATTTTCAAATTGTACAATATCGCAATCTTTACAGTAATAGTAATCTTTGTTGTCTTTGCCTGAATATATAGTCATTGTTTGTTTGCATTTTTTACATTCCATATTATTGTATATAATACTTTCCCCGATTAGGATTTTGTAATTGATAACTAACGCTGTAACGTATAGCATCAATAAGGTGATTGTGTCTGTCGATTGGTGTGTTTGATTTTTTTTCTAACCAGGAATAGTTGTTTAGTTCTTTAATTAAATTTATACTTTGTTCGTCAATTATTAAATCGTAATCTTGTAATAATGATATGCCATAGGTTATTGAACCTTGTCCTTTGATTGATGGTACAATGTTACATCCCTTTGATTTTAATTCGGATAACAAACGAACCTCGGCTGAATCACCTACAATTAAATTATCAATTGCGTGTTTCATATTTAAACGTGCAATTTCGGATGTTGTTAATTTTGGTAAATAAAAACATTCACGTAAATAAATTATTTTGTTTGTTGTATCAATGTTTGTTTCAACTAATGTAGATGGATCATTACTAAAGCCATAATCTTGACCAAACACACTAATGCCAACTTTTTTAAATTTACCAATACTCCAATTTGTAAATATAACTCCCTCAGCCTTGTTTAACCATCCCCCTAATATTTGATGTTTATATTTTTCCGGCCGACGTTGTTTAATATTATCGATTTGGTTTATATATGATTTTGAAAGGTTTTCAATATTATCTAAATACGTTGTATGTATATATGTAATATTATCTTTGCTTATGTTTGCCGATTCCTGTATTCCTTTATCCTCATAAAATCTTTTATATATCCAGTGTTCTTTGGTTGTTG